GCGATGAACATCGGTGTCGCTATCGGGACGTACGACGATAGGAATGTGTGGGAGGTTCTTGCTGCGCGCGCTATCGAGAGCGTTGGAAATCAGCAGGGGGTGGATGTCCAGTGGGAGTGGGTACACCACGATACGTTGGCTATGGCGCGCAACGCGGCAGCCGCGTTGCTCATCTCTAAACACGGTTGTGATTTCTTGGTGTTCCTTGATGCCGATGATGAGTTGGGTCCCTCATTCATCGAACAGATGCAACGGGGGATTGAAAAAGAGCAGACGATATCGAATACTGCGGGCCGTGGCAAGGACCCGCAGTATTCGATATTCCAACCGGCAGTAGTTGAGGTTCTCAACGGTGATGACATGTCGAGTCCCTGGATTGGAAGTGAGCCCCGGGGGGGCTTATTGTCCCAGAACTATCTGCACATAGGGTGCGTGCACAGTGCTCACCTATTTGAACGGATCGGGGGGTTCTCCGAGTGGTCAGTACTTGAGGACTGGGCGTACTGGTTGCACGCTACGACGAGGCTAGGGGCTTCGGTAGTGCAGGTGCCCTCTGCGGTATACCGCGTTCATGTGGACGATGGTCGGACTGGACGCAACTCCGGGAAAATCGAGGTGCACAACCGTGTCGCTTCACAGATCCGTCAAATGTACCGGGGTGTGCGGTGACGACTGTTGTTAGTGTTCTAATCCCATATCGAGAACAGGGTGGTTGGCGTGATCGACATCTCAATACCGTTATGGATCACTGGCGCAGTGCTCTTGGGGACACCGGAGAAGTCATTCTCGGTAGTTGTTCCGCAGACTCACCGTTTAATCGGTCGGAGGCTTGTAACGACGCATTCGATGGATCTATTGGCAGTTTGATCGCTATTGCTGACGCTGACACTCTCTTCGATCCCAATGCGATTACGTTAGCGACGGCGGCTGTTACGAACGGGGCTCCGTGGGTAGTTCCCCACGATATGTATTACAATGCTACACGTGAGTGGACTCAGGACTTCTACGCTTGTGATCAGAAGAATCGAGAGCAGAAACTACGTTCGATAGTTCATCCACTCCATCATGAACACGCACTAAAGAACACCATCTCGGGAATGCTCGTCATGTCGCGAGATGCGTTCGTAACTGCCGGCGGTATGGACCAACGGTTCATCGGGTGGGGGTATGAGGACGATGCATTCGGGTACGCACTGTGGACGTTGGTAGGGAAACCTGTGCGAGTGTTAGAGAGTTTTGTCGTCCATCTGTGGCATCCGCGTAGCGATGCCGAAAATTTCAAGCAGCCTCATATTCTGGAGAATAAGGCTCTGATGTTGCGGTACCGCTCTGCGAACATGAACCCGGAGTCAATGCGGGAACTTATCGGTGGGAACAGATGAGTGACGTAACTCTTCTTTGCATTGCTACAGGTAAGTACTCCCAGTGGGTGCCGCAACTTTTACGCTCTGTCCGAGATTATTTCTTAGTCGAGCATGCTGTGTCGGTGCTGTTGTTCACTGACGTTGAGGGTGGTTCAAACGAGAAATCTGATCGTGTGAATGTGCGAAGGGTTCCCGTGCAATCACTTGGTTTTCCTGAGGCGACATTGTTTCGACATCATGTGTTTCTCTCTCGGGAAAGTCTGATAACTGGGGATTATGTTTTCTACATTGATGTCGATTGCCGTGTGGCATCTCCTGTCGGTAATGAGATCCTCAATGAGTTCACTGTGGTGCAGCATGCCTCGTTTGTCACTAAAGGGACAGGTAGCTGGGAGAACCGTCCGGAATCTACGGCGTATGTATCACTAGAAGAAACTGATCGGTATTTTTACGTGGTCGGGGGATTTAATGGAGGTACTCGCGAGAGCTACTTGAAGTGGATGCGCTACTGCCAACATCACGTTGACGTTGATTTGGATAATGGAGTAATCGCCAGGTGGCATGACGAGAGTCACCTCAATAAGTTCATCCATACAGGTGGAGCCAACGACGTAACGATGCTACCTCCCACCTACTGTTACCCGGAGCACACTGTCGGGCATGACTTGAAGATTTTGTGCTTAGTTAAGGGTGCGGAGTTTGATTTAAACAAGAACCTACAGCCTGATCCAACGACGTTGGCATTCGATAGGGGCAGGCTATGAGACGCACGTTTATGGAGCTTGGAATGTACGGCCGTCTCGGTAATCAGCTCTGGCAGATCGCGTCGACAGTTGGGATGGCGAGCCATGATGGGGCAAATGTCGCCTTTCCCTCGTGGCGCTATGCATCGTTCTTTAACGTTCCAAAGGAGAAGTTCGGTCACGTGCCGATGGATGGCGATCATGATCCTGGGCTTGTGCACTTGCAAGAACTGCGGCATTTTTTTGGGTCCGAGGGGTTAGTCAGAGACTGGTTTTCGGCGTCGGTAACCACCCATTCGCATATGGTAGATAAGTACGCGTGGTTTTTTGAGATTGATGTTCCGGTATGCGCCGTGCACGTCCGTCGAGGAGATGCTATCGGGAAGGAGCAGTGGCATCCAGTTCAACCAATCGAATATTACCAACATGCCATAGAGATAGTGAAAGAGTGGGAGCCTGGCATAGTCTTCATTGTGTTCTCGGATGGGATTGATTGGTGCAAGCAGAACTTTCCTGCGGACTTCATATTCGTATCGCCTGAGCATGTCGCAATCGCCGATGTTGTGGATCACGAAGAACTTCTGCTGATGAGACTGTGTTCGGAGCACATCATTGCCAACTCGTCGTTTTCGTGGTGGGGATCATGGCTATCGGGTAATCCTCGTGTGGTTTACCCCGAGGATTGGTATGGCGTTGCGTATCCCGCATTGAGATGTTCGTTCAAGAGTGATTTCATTTCGAGTTCGTGGGTTGGGTTATGAATCGGGTGGCGGTGATTGTGTATCACAGCAATGCCTCTGAGGTCTATGCTCAAGAATGGATTGAGATGTGCATGAGGTCGATTCGTGGGCAAACATTCGCCGACTTCGACGTTGTTGAGTTAGCTTATGATGGGGTAGGCCCGCAGTATTACATGGGATCTAAGTTCAGTATCATTAAGTTAGACAGTTATGCTGATGCCATGAACCATCTTCTTGATTATTGTTTTTGGGACAATGACTACGAGGTTGTGTTCAACACAAATATCGATGATACGTACGTTCTGCATCGCTTTGAACGTCAGCTAGCTAGGGTGTTTAATGGAGCGCAACTCGTGTCGAGTGATTATAAATTCATTGATGAGTCGGGGCGAGTGGTCGACTCCGCTGTGGTTAGTCATGTTGACATCGCAGTGGAGCTAGCGGCTCGACGTAATCCGATGTGTCATCCGGTCATTGCGTACACACGAGAGTTTTGGCGGGGGTGCTCGCGTTATTGGCCGCAGCAGGTTCCGCAGGAAGACCTTGAATTGTGGCGCAGGGAGGTTGGGAACTACAGGTTTGAGATCATCCCCGAGGTACTGGCGTATTATCGTATACATAGAAACAACTCAGGACATTTAGAGAACCCGTTATTAGAACTGGACTGACATGGATTTTAACCTCAAGGAAAAAGGCACTCCCACGATGTGTCATAGTAATCACTAGGATCGCCTGCCTCGTCCGCTACGAGGATCAAGTTAGCAAGCGTAGTCCCCGCCACCGAATATGCCTTACGTTCAGCTAAACGCTTTATAGCAAGCGCCGACGTTTGTATAAGGTCATCGGTCGGACCGATATCAATGTGCGGAGAAAGCTCTGGGTTGAACTCTATGATTACCACACGTGGGCGCTCCGTCATGGCCTCGAAGATTTGATAGTCGACGCTATCCACGTCAATAGACAATACATCAAGCGGACCAATCAGAGTCACCCACTCATCGACATTCTCAGGTGTCACATACGCCTGATAGACATCGACGTCATACCCAGTCGTCACGATGCAAAGCGATTCAAAACGATCCTGCATGGGCTCAATCTGCACCGAACGCCACCCTTGATCTCGCCACAACAGTGCAGTATTCGAGCCACTCAACCCGTCCGAAGCTCCAAATTCTTCGCACGTTCGGTATTTAACTCCGATGTTCCCCAGCAAGTGGGCGAGCATTCCATCTTCCCCAAACTGCGAATAAACAGAGTTGATCTCCCCAAACTGGTTCGGCACACCCGGGCTAGCATACGCACGAAGTTGGGGCTTCATTTAGGCCCCACATAAACAGACACCCCGACGATCTTCACGGGATCCGCCTCGCTAGGAGCGTCACGCGTCACGAGAACGACTGCCCGCAGCCGCAGGAGCGTTGGGCGTTGGGGTTCTCGATGTGGAACCCGGCGTCCTTGAGGCTGTCCTTGTAGTCGAGGGTGGCACCGGCGAGGTGGGGGGCGCTGGCCGGATCGACTCTCACCTTGACCGTGCCGAACACGACCTCATGGTCCCCGGGGCCGGTGTCGGTGTCGAAGAAGATCTCGTAGGACATCCCTGAACACCCGCCGGCCTTGACGGCGACGCGCAGGGCGAGCTGGTCGTCGCCCTCCTGGGCCAGCAGCTCGGCGACTTTGGCCGCGGCGCTGTCGGTGAGGTTGATGACGGGTGTGGTTGTGACCTCGATGGCACTCATGCGAAAGGCTCCTTGTTCATGTCCATAACTATCCCTTTGTCGGTCTTATTCATGGGGGATGTCGTGCAGGTCGCACATCTCTGCGAATAGGCTCCGTGATTTTGTTATCTGACGTTCCGCCCATCCCCCGACGCGTGAGGCGTTATGCCAAAGATGAATCATTGTCATAGGACCATAGTACACGCAACGATACCCGTGCGTTATAGCATGAACAGCGCACCACGTTTCATCCCAATAGTGCATAGTGGGCAAAAACGCGCCTTTAACGTCAGGGAATCGAGAACGGTAAATAGGACAAGATGTCAACTCGTCCCACACTGCTCGTTTCACAAAGAAACAAGCGCCGGAGACTGTTGTGGCGTCGTCCCTCACGTCACCGTAAATTCCATCGTCGTTACGATGATGGAATCCCCTTTCAACACGTTTGCTCATCGAACCGAAAATTCCGCCGTGTGTAATTTTTCCACTGTTGTCGATTTGGCGTGGTCCTAGTACTGCCCACTCTTCACGGGACATGAGAACATTATGACATTCATCTATAACATTTGGAGTTAAGCGAGTGTCAGCATTGAAGATAGCTAACACTTCATTAGATCCAAACGTAGAGGCCATATTCACTGCCGTTGCGTACCCGACATTAGAGTCGAACTGGTAGACGACTACCCGCCCAGGGAGAACCTCAATCGAGTGTTGAGCAATAAGCACATCGTCTTGTAACGGGTCGACGTTCACCACAACCAGATCCCAAGGTATGGTTGGTTGGTTTCTTTGAAGGGAAAGTATGAAATGGTTGAGATCGTGAGGGGATCTATAGTTAACGACGATCAGATCAACACCCATCAGCTACCAACCTATGCGTACGTCTTGTTGAGTTAGTCTTTCTAGAGACATGATATGTTTCGATGCCAAAACGTCCCGGCCGTCCCAAACTAGATTCAACCCGGCGTCTTTGCACGCGCTAGACCATCCGATATCTTCTCCCCAACAATGGAAATTGTAGTCAATTTGGTATGCTTTTTCGTCCATGAGTTTCAACGCCATCAGTATGTCGACGGGGAAAACTCCTTCTTGGTCTTGGCGGGATACGCCACCGTGACTGTTGAAAAACCCGTAGTTGACGGTACGGGCCTCGGTTGCTAAGTACACTTTACTGCTAATAGCATTAGGGTATAGGCGTTCTTTGTTGTGTGGGATCCCTGAACTCATATGGTCAAGGAGTACGCCGATGGATGAGGGGTGTAGCAAGATATCTGAATCTATTGATAGAAAAAAATCGGGTTGTAATGCCCGGACTAGATCAAGGAGACGGTTGCGGAGATATACCATATGATGGTACCTTTTTGCCTCCCATTTTCTTTCTCCGGGAGCCAAATGGGAACCTTCTGGTTCTCGTTCCTCTGTCCACATACCAGAATATTCTCTAAATATACTGGTAACAATGTTTTGCGTGTTGTCTCGGCTGTCTCCGATAACGAACGCGAAGTGTGGGGTAATGTCTATTACGGCAAAAGCCGCTAGGACATGTTCGAGCCAAGACTCCCATACCCATTCGCGATCGCGGATCGGGCAACCGACAACTATTTTCATTAGTCGTTCCAGTTGGGGATCACGTCACGGAATTCTTTATCCAACTCCAGGACGTGTGCCATGATGGGAATTCCCATTGTGCTGAACCACACTGCAGCCTCGGTGGTTGGCGTCCCCGGAATGCCAACCAGTTTGGCGAATTCGTCTGGATAATACTTCTTGAACCGGCGAATTCGCGTTTTGTCAGTTGAGGAGAGAGCCCCTTTTATCTCAATCCAGATATCTTTGTCTTTCAGGTAGATGTCGGGGGTGTAAGAACGGGTTCCTCTTTTGATTGGAAATTCGAATCGTTTCGGTTCGTACTCCCATGTTTCCTGTTGGCTAGTAAGCCATCTGAGAACTTTTGCCTCCCATCCGCTTCTAACCTTTATTTGCAGATCTTCACGCCATCCAGATTTGAATCGATAGACTGGACCTGGCATTACTGGTCTCCGACCAGAGCCCGTTTTATTATGGTTGAACGGGAGATGTTTATAAGTTGCTGCGCATGATCTAGTTTTCTTTTTTCGACGTCTAGTTGACATTCAAGTTCTTTGAGTAGCCCGAGAAGTTCAGAAATGTTTTCGCCGTCGAGGTCCAGTGAACGGGCTAAGAATGCAGACGCTTGTCGCCAGGAAACTCCACCGGGGATTCGTTCTATCTTTATCCTTTCCCCACATGTTTGGCAGTTCGCTACAAATAGCCCGTCTGCGTATTCGACGAGTTTCCCTGTTACTAGATGCCCACCTAAACATGAGACGGGCTGATCGCCCGACCAAGCGGCGTCACGCCGCTGGCGGATCGCCGAGGCGGTCGAGTCGGTTACAGGACTGCCTATCTCATAGGATACATTAAGGTCACTGGGTCTGTTGACTGTCATGTTATCCTATCGGATAGAGATAGTCGCTATATTTAGGAGGAAAGGGCTTTGATTGAGTTCGGAAAGTTCGTCATTTGGAATCTAAATGCTGTGCCTCTAACTCAGCGGCCCGATCTGTATTGGATTTGGGAAGCGTTTGATCGAACCCTCAAAAAGATGGGGGTCCCCGTTGCGTGGGTGGATGCAACTCCCGAGTCGCTGAAAGTCATTCAACCTGGGGATATTGTCATCGTATCAGATTTGTATGACACACACTTGCGATACGTGCCGGGAGCGAAATTTGTTACGTACAATCTGGGCAGCAAGCCGTGGACGTCCGAGATTCCACCGGAAGACCGTTTAGTCCTTCAAGTCACATGTGCTCCGGTGTATGACCGGGACCACATTGACGTGTGCCCTTATGATTCACTAATACACACGGATGGACATGGGCGAGACGTATCGCCTGCGCGAGAACGATGGGATAACACGACGTTCTTCTCAAAGGAGGAGAGATGCCTCTATCAGCCGTGGGGAACGGACCTAACTTCAGCGGAGTTCCGAGATCCAGTGGCGCCTTCCGGAGACGCATCTTATTGGGTTGGTTCGGTGTGGAATAACGAGGAAAATCAAGGCAACTTGGGTGAGGTTGAAGAGATGCGTCTGGGGCTGCGGAGTTGCGGGGTTGACTTTGAGGTCCGAAGAGCAACGACTGAAGAGAACATTGAGTTAGTGCGCTCATCTCGACTTGCTCCGGCCATCGCTGGGAGGTGGGCCGTTGAACATAACTATTTGCCATGTAGAGCGTTCAAGAATGTCTCGTACGGACAGCTAGGGATCACCAACGTTCCAATGTTTCGGAGTATTTTTGATGGTTGTTCTCTTCAATCAGATTCCATTGCGGGGTTGATTGAGGAAGCATTTTCGTTGAGTGATAGCGACTATGTCGAGATGACTCGTGCGCAGCAGAAATGTATTACTAACCAGGGGTACGACTTTAAAGTGCGGAACATTTTACGGGCGCTGGAGGCGATCAGTGGAACCTGAGTTGTTCTCTATTGTTCAGCGTACGCTCGAAGAATTTCGTGTTGAGTGGAACGACTTGCGGGTATCTGACGTACAAAAGAATCGTGGATGGGACGAGGATCTTCGTTACGACCATGTTTTAACTCCGGAGGATGTTGTATGGGATGTCGGGGCGCATGAAGGAGAGTTTGCAGCTCGCATACATTGTCAATACGGATGTACCGTTCGAATGTTTGAGATTCTCCCAAGACTTCACGAACTGTTGACTCGACGGTTCACTCTTGAGGCTTTTAAGATTGAGGGCTACGGGTTAGGGGCATCTGATCTTGATGTACGGGTTGATGACAACGGGGACCGCACGTCTCTATTGCTACCGGATCCATGGCAAGAGATGGTGACCATTCGACGGGTTTCTGGCATACTTCATGAACCCATTGCACTTATGAAGGTCAATATCGAGGGCGGAGAGTACGACCTTATCGATGATTTGATTGATGCCGATAAGATTGTGCTAGTTAAGCATCTACAGGTGCAGTTTCATCACTGGGTGTTTATGGAAGACGGAGCGTTGTTCGAAGTCCCTAATGCGTTAGAACGATATGTGCAAGTAACTACCGCACTAGCACAAACGCATCAGCGAGACTGGGGAATACCGTGGGTATGGGAGAGTTGGAGTCTTCGAACATGAAACGTCTTATCGATTATCAATCGAACATTTACTCCCAGTTTGGTGAAGATGGAATGTTGGCGTTTGTGCTGGAACGTCTTGGGGATAGCGTTGGGAATACGTGTGTTGAGTTTGGGGCGTGGGACGGGGTATTTGCTTCGAACACTGCGCATCTTTGGAAAGACGGTGGATGGAATGCTTATCTGTACGAAAGCAGCCCGCGTCGATTTGGGGATCTACAGTTAACTACAGAGGGATACCCGGGAGTTACTATTGAATGCGTTGCCATCACATCTGAGGTTCTAAACGCGCGCTTAGCCAATGTGAATGTAACCGTGATGTCGATCGATATCGATGGTGATGATTATTTTGTGCTAGAGGGTCTGTTGGTTCAACCAGTTGTTCTTATCGTTGAGTTTACTCCAACGATCCCAGTGTTCTTGGATGTATGGCCTCTCCTAGAGAACCAGCAGATTGGGTGTTCAGCGGCGGCATTGGTGCGCGTGGCTAAGGCTAAGGGGTACACATTCGTAGGAATGTCTCCTATCAATGCCTTTTTTGTGCTCAATGAATACGCTCACATGTTTGAGGATATGGAGACGGATCTTTACGAACTGTTCGATCCAAGTAACCAAGTCCTTGTGTACGCTTGTACGACGTACACCGGAGATGTGTTCTATCTGTTTCCGCAGCACCAATGGAAGTATCACGATGCCCCCATGGTGTCCCCGTGCTATGGCTGGGGCGGAAACGGCATTCCTGCGCTGGGCATTGGTAGTGGGGTAAGTCGATTAGAGAGACCTTGTTGAGCGAACTTCAACAGTACCTTCTGGCGCGAGCTCGATCGAGAACATCCTGCGCAGCGTCGAGCGGTGTGACTGTCATCCGATACTCCAGGAAGCCTTGATCCTGACACGAACGGCATTTGCCGCGATATCGACGGGCCATAAAATGGGGTTTAGTCCCAGTCGAACTACCCAAAACAATAAAAACTTAGTAACAAACCATAAAACTTACCTTTAGTCTCGTGGTCTGCGGGTTTACCCAGCAGGTACAGAAAACGGCGGTTACCTTTCAGGTAAGAATGGTTTATATTTCGACATTATGATCATTTTACCAGCTTAATTACATGGAGGTGCAGGTGCGCTCTCGTATTCTCTTATACATGGTCACTCGCAACGAATCTGACCGTTATCTCGAATCAACATTAGATAATGCCCGATCGTGGGCTGACAGAATCGTCGTCTATGACGACCAGTCCACCGATGCAACCCAAGACATCGTTTCGGGTATTAGTGGGATAGATTGGTTTCTTAGACCAGATTCCGTGCCATCTTTCCTCGAAGATGAATCTGCTTTCAGAGAAGCAGCTTGGAGGTCTTTAGAGATAGCATGTGAACCCGTCCCGGGCGACTGGGTTGTAAGCCTCGATGCCGACGAACTTCTTCTCCTTCCCGAGACGGAAAAGGGCATTGATAGAACATTACGATCAGTTTGTGAAGATGCCGAGAAGATCCACTCGAATGGAATATGGTGTCATGTCCACGAAATCTGGGGGCGAACTCCCGACAACCAACCACAAATCCGAGTGGATGGAGAATGGGGAAAAATCAAAGCCCTACGAGTCGTAGCCTGGGAACCCAATGGCGACTTCCAATCCAAAAAAATGGGAGGGGGGAGCGTCCCCTCCTACGTAACCCAGGTCACTTACACAAACCAATTTGAGATCGCTCACCTCGGCTACTATTCCGAAAAAGATAGACAACTAAAATACGAACGCTACCAGGGTAGGTCGGGACATGGAGCGCGACATATTCAATCAATTATCTTGCCACCAAAGCTGGACATTCTGCCTAATACCACTATACTATCAACCATAACATGAATGTCAGCGTCATTGGATTAGGTAAATTAGGGTTACCGCTCGCTTGTCTCCACGCCGAATTTAACCGTGTGTTCGGCATAGATCTGAATAAACAGACTGTGGAAACAATACAGGAAGGTAACTGTCTAATAACAGAGACCGAACTTGAACCACTGCTGAAACAAGTCATTGACAGTGGGAGCTTAACAGTTCACGACAATTATGAACCCATTGGAGAATCTGATGCGGCAATTGTTCTTGTCCCAACCCCATCATTGGATAACGGAGCGTTCACGAACCGTTACGTCGCCGAAGCCTGCCGGTCGATAGGCGAAAACATACCTAAAGACAAAGACTGGTTTCTTGTGGTTATTTCCTCCACAGTGATGCCCGGTTCGTGTGATGGGCCAATACGTTTAGCGTTAGAAGAATCTTCTGGGCGTGTCGTGGGCGAAACTTTAGGTTTGGTGTTCAGCCCCGAATTTATTGCCCTCGGTTCCGTACTGGAGGACATGAGATACCCTGACATGATTCTGATTGGCGAATCAGATTCCAGGGCAGGTGACGAGTATATGTCGCTCGCGTTGCATGTGGCCATTGATTCAACCCCGTTCCCTCCGGTGCGACGGATGAGTTTGGTGAACGCAGAACTCGCGAAACTTTCAGTCAATTCTTATGTTACAATGAAGATCTCATTCGCTAACATGTTGAGCCAATTGTGCAATAAAATCCCTGGCGGGGATGCGTTCACGGTAACAAAAGCCATCGGGCTCGATCGTCGTATCGGACATAAATATTTGAATCCTGGAACGAGTTATGCCGGACCCTGTTTCCCTAGAGATCAACGTGCTTTCAGGACGTTATCGGCAGCATTTGGGGTTCCCGCCCCGTTAGCGATAGCTACAGATCTTGTTAACGAAGAACAACGAAAACAACTTATCGGATTTGTCTTGCAGTCGGGTCGTCCCCATGTTGGCATCGTGGGCCTTTCCTATAAACCTGGCACCGCTGTTGTCAATGAATCCTTCGGTTTTGAGTTAATGGAAACTCTAGGGAAGGAAGGGTTTGTCGTCTCGGTCCATGACCCTATGGTTGATTGGTCCCTATACCGACCAACATTTCCGTATGTGAAATGGGAAAAATTCTGGGCTGGGTGTGTAGGAAACGATATCATTACTGTCATAGCAAACAATGACGAGTCGTTCCGGTCCGGGTTCCCTGAACTGTTGGAATCGACAGAACGTCAGTCTGGTTTGATCCTCGACCCGTGGGATTTGTTGCCTCGTGGTCCGTGGGATGACACGAATATTATACGGTTTGGGGTCTCGCTATGATTGGCCTGGCCTACCCACAACTCCAGCGGGACTCTCAACAATTTTTCATCCCATCATCGTGGGTTGGGTTGCCATCGTGACGTTTAGCAATGTCTCCATAGGGGACGTCGCAGTGTACTGGGACCGGAGTCCATGCAACATCCGCCACTCGTCATCGCAGGTGGGGACCCGTGAGTATTTCGAGCAAGTACGGGCACGGAAATATACGGTTGAACCTCACATCCCAGCGTTTGCCCAGTTTGAACGGTGGGCAGGGAAGAATATTCTGGAGGTCGGGTGCGGTATTGGAACCGATACGGTTGAGTTCGCATTGGCTGGTGCGCACGTTACAGCTATTGACATTTCGCAACGGTCAATCGATATCGCCCAACAGCGTGCAATGCAGTACGGAGTGCAGGATCATATTCGTTTCGCTTGTGTTGATGCCGAGACGATGACAATGTGCCGGGATGTCGACCCGGGGACATACGATCTGATCTACTCCTTCGGGGCACTCCACCACTCCCCTCATCCGAGTCGCGCGTTTGGGCAACTCTCCGCCGTCGCACGGAACGACACTGTCGTAAAGTTAATGCTTTACAACAAGTTGTCGACCAAATCCATGGCGCTCACTCATGGTCGGTTGTGGAGGGACGACTTGATCTCTCAACAAAGCGAAGCGCAGTCGGGTTGTCCTGTGACATACAGTTACACCCCGTGGGGAGTTCGGAAGTTGCTTTCCCGGTGGTTTAATATTGAGAGTGTGAACATTGAACATATCTTCCCATACAAGATCGAACCGTACAGGGAATGGAAATATGAGAAACAATGGTGGGCGTCATTGCCTGGGTTTCGGCCAGTCGAAAAACTCCTTGGGTGGCACCTCCTCATCGAAGCGAAAGGGAGATGAGGGATAGACAAAGAGTATCTTTAAGGTGTAGATTATAAGAAGGATCCTAACTTAGAAGGACGATCGATGTTGCATGACACTTCGAGCAGTGGTAGCAGGAGCCGGAGGGTTCATTGGTGGACATCTTGTCGGTTACCTTCTCAGCAAAGGTTACAATGTAACAGCAGTTGATAGAAAGTTAGCGTATGATTGGCACCAAATCTATGTGGATGCTGACAACCGGACAGTTGACCTCAAAGACTCCGCCTCGGCCCTCGACTCCTTTGAGGGAGCAGATGAGATATACAACCTTGCTGCCGACATGGGCGGGATGGGATACATATCTAGTCATCGAGTTGCTACGTTGCATTCTGTGGACATCACGTCCTCTGTGATACGTGCGGCACACGATGCCGGAGCAAGACTCTGGTATGCGTCGTCGGCCTGCGTTTATCCTAACAATCTACAAACAAACCCGGATGTTGTTTCACTCAAGGAAGCAGACGCTTGGCCCGCCGATCCGGAACCCGCTTATGGCCTTGAAAAGTTATTCGGGGAAGAACTGGCTAAATATTATAGATTAGAGATGGGTATGGAAACCCGAATCGGGCGTCTACATAACGTCTACGGAAACTACGGGATTTACAATGGGGGCCGCGAGAAGGCACCGGCCGCGATCTGCCGGAAAGTTATCGAAGCGAAACTGTCCGGATCCCATGAGATCGAAATATGGGGAGACGGCCAACAAACCCGGTCGTACATGCATGTGGCCGATTGTGTCATTGGTATTGATCTGATCATGCACGGCGGATACTCAGACCCCGTTAATCTTGGGAGGTCAGATCTAGTTACCGTGAACCAGTTAGTCGATATTGTTGAAGACATCGCCGGAGTGAGACTCAAACGTCGTTATGACCTCGACTCCCCCCAGGGGGTGCGAGGAAGGAACAGTGACAATACACTAATTCGTTCTTTGTTCGATTGGGAACCGCAGATCACGTTACGTGAAGGACTCGTTGAAACGTACGCATGGATTTATGATCAGATGACATGCTGACCTGCGATAATTGTGGCCACGAATTTGATCCCGTTGCCACCCATTGGCTCTGTCCGTTCTGCAAACTCAAAATGCATTGTTGTGAAGGTGAACCACAATGAGATCACCCCCTTGTTTGGGTTGTGGAAAGAAGATCCGCCCGGCGTTTATTATGAATACATTGAAGAAACGTCAGGTTAAACAGATACCGAAACTTCAGCGATCCAAACCATGAAACGATAGATGAGGCGATGACGAAAATAGAACCAGATGAAGGAATGAGGACAGTAACTCTCCCTTCCGGTGCACTCTTCCAAGTCCACGAACGAGAATCAACCTACTTTCAGGAACGCGCCCGCCGCTATATGGGAGACAACGACTTCTCAAACATTTCCGACCTACAAGACGTAGATCGGCTCCTTATGATCGAACTTCTCTGCCATCGATGGGCCACATACATCTCCCAAGAACGAGATTATTGGGGCGAACCCGTTGACGAACCCCAACTACAACGCGCACTCAAAGACGGATCCACCGAGATCAGACAAATCAAAAAAAGTCTCGGCTTAGACCGAGAAACTCGCGAAAAGACGCGAGGGGAAGACTCCCCCGAGAACTACCTGATGTTGTTGAGGCAGAGAGCAAAGCACTTCGGGTACATGAGGAACCAGCAGGCCAGTAAAGCCATAGAACTCTTCATGGAACTTAAAGGACTCATAACGTTACATTTGAACTGTGACCACCAAGAGCAAGTCGAACAAAAATGCCAAGTGGAAGATGTCATAAAATTCCTGGTTGACGTAGCAATCCCCGAGTTTGATCTCGTGGACGCAGATTTCCGCGAAACAGAGCAGAAATATTGGATCAGGAAAATTTAGCCTATGGTTCGAACAAAACGAAACTTGGAGATCTTCCACGAATACAACAAAGAGAAGAAAACTCCCTGGAAAGAACGTTATGACCTTATCGTAAGTCAATTTCCGTCAGTGACGTCCATTGACTGGGCAAAGTCTTTCTCCCAAGACATAGATCTTTTTGGGAGAATACACCGGGACATCATGAGAATCGACCAGGTAAACCAGAAAACTGGTCCCGGTCCCCGCCCTGTCCTCGATGAAAAAACGGGATGGAACCGACTGCAACAAATCCGCGGGGAGGACTTCTCAGATTTTCCGTTCCGGGAGACGTTCCGTTCTCTGTCTGGAACCCGTTCTCTGAGGCACATTGCCACCAAAGTTGGCATCTCTTACGTGATGGTACACCGGCTCCTCAATGGAGATCGCGAACCGGATCTTTGGCTATTGGAACAGATAGCTATAGCGTTCAAAAAACATCCTTCTTTTTTTGTTGAATATAGGATCGCTTACATCCTTGGAGCATTTGGAGATCAACTAGATAGATCTCCCGAAACTTCAATTGACTTATACAAACTTTTGTCGCGTGCTGCCCGCAACGAAAGGGTGGGCTAATGGCGAAGTCGACAGCCTCAAAAATCATTGAAGATCTTTCCGAAGATGAAAAGTATCTTTGGTGTATTCTGTCCGACGAATCTGGGTTGGACCTCGCAGAATTTTCCCGTGTAGATGAGCAAAACGGAGATGCTATTTGGCGTGCGTGGCCATTTCAATGGAAATGGTATCGATGTATGGACCCGTTGCAAATTTCGCACTGTGCCCGTGCGGTCGGCAAAAGCCAATCGATAGCGATTCGAGCTTTCGCATTCCCGTTTATATATCCGGGGCAGGAGATGCTCATAACTGCCCCTGAACTTGTTCACCTCGAACCGATCACAACAATGATCGAACACGAATTTTACCGATCTCAACTTGGCAGACACCTGCTCCAATCTGGTCGTAGTGCTGTAAATCATCGTCCATTCCAATGTTCCTTCAAGAACGGCGCCCGAATAATTGGGCGTATCCCCCAACGCGATGGACGTGGAGTGAAGGGCTGCGTTGACGAAAATGCCATCGTGTTGGCTGAACGAGGATTTGTTTCTGCTAAGGATGTGACTACTGACGATCGGGTGTGGACTCACGAGTCTCGTTGGATGCCGGTTTTGCATGTCCAACGTTTCGTCGATGATGTCTGTTATGTCTCGGGTCAAGGCATCCCGGATCTTATGGTTTCTGAACAGCACAGGTTCTATGGACGACGAAACATTGCCCGAAATTCAAAACAGAACCGTCGTTTCGGTCCTGAACTGTGGGCCGGGCCAGAAGATTTGGACAATTTCTATTGGGCAAGCCCAGCCAAATTCGACGGCGACATTGCAATCCCTCCTTGTGGTGATCTTACATTGGACGAGGATTTCTGGTGGATAGTGGGACTCTTCGTCGCTGACGGGTTCACGTCGACCAGTGGAATCAAAAAAAATGGGAAGTATGCCTGTCGTGCCGTTAACTTTGCGATCAATAACGTCAAACAAAACGAACTGGTTGCTCGACTCGACTCCCTCTCTCTCTTTTATTCGGAACATGTCAGATCCCACTCATCGGCGAACATTATAAAAGTCGGGAAAACGTCATTTGCTAGATGGCTCGATACCCATTTTGGGATGTTAGCAGACGGCAAATTCCTTCCGTCATGGCTTCTGTTTCAACATCCAAGAATCAAACGGGCATTCCTTGAAGGCTATGCATTTGGGGACGGGCACGTCGATAAACGACGAAAAAGGTTGACAGTTAGTTCAGCTTCACGTCGCATTATCTTTGGGGTGAAACTTTTAGCACAGTCTTTAGGTTACACTTCCAATGTTACTGTGATGCAACCAAACGTTAAAGTCATCCGTGAAAGGGATCTGAAAAAGAAACCGAAATTATCGTGGCGGCTGCAAATCACCGACGGATACGGATGGTTCGACAACCAATTCGTATACACCAAAGTACGTGGTATCAAAGAAAAGGGTACCGGAACAGTCGTAAACATCGTTACGGCAGATCAATCATACATAGCTGACGGGATCGTCTGTCATAACTCGCATCCGTTATGGTTGGAACAAGACGAGGCGTCTGACTACCCTTCGCCGGGCTGGGTCGAACTCACCGAAACGCTAAAACGAGGCGTAGATGGGGCAGTGTGGCGATCTCACGGGGTAACACGCGGAGTTCGCGACCACTTCTTCAAATTTACCAGCGACCCAAACACGCGTTGGACTGTCCACCGATGGACAGGGATGCATCGTCCAACCTGGAGCGACGATGAACGCGAAGAGAAAATCGCCCAGTATGGCGGACGCGAAGACGCCGACTATCGGCGGAACATCCTCGGCGAACATGGTGATGCCACTTCCCCCATTTTCGTGCTACATCGCCTAATGTCAATCGTTGACGACGACAAAGAATCCTCTTACAATTCAGAAGAATACACACATCTACGAATCAGTGACTCATGGTTACGGGAAACGAACTCTTCTATTTTGGATGAAATGTTCTTGCCAGTCTCCCATCTTGACAAATATAAAACGTTCTGGGTAGGCATGGATGTCGGTTTCTGTGTCGATGAAGCAACGGAAATCTTCACTCAAAGAGGTTGGCTTAGCTGGCCTGATCTCGAAAAGGGAGATTTAACGCTGTCGATTGACCCGACCACTGGTATGAGCGAATGGCAGATGATTGATCACGTACATGTTTTCGATGCACGGAAAAGATCCATGATTCATATGGAGGGACAATCTTTTGATTCTCTGACGACACCAAATCATCGCTGGTTAGTGATGGGAGACGGGGAAAACAATTGGCGATGGAAAACCACAGAAACGCTGAACACAAAAGATCGCATCCCTTTGACCGTGGAACGTTCGGACACTCCATTGGTGCCTACACACAAGGATAACTTTGTTGAGTCGGTGGCGTGGCAAGCGATGACCATAAAGACTGTGGATTATCGCGGACGTATTTGGTGCCCTACCTTGAAATTTGGGAACTGGTTAGCGCGACGGGAGGGCTCGGTCTATTTTACTGGGAACACAAACCATCCCTCCGAAATTTTAGTGTTCGGAGAAGAACGAATATCCAAAACCGAGTACGATTTCTACACCAAAAGCAAAACCCAGAAGAAAACTATGCCCAGCCTGATACATCAGACTCCGTTCGAGACTGCAACTCGACTGAAGCTCATTACGCGGATCAACATGAAACAGATCAGTTCACCAGACCAGAAGACTGCGATCATGCACGTGATCAACCATTACCATCCTCGCGTTTTTGCTCTTGACAAAACCGGGTTGGGGCTCCCAATGTTCCAGGACCTTCAGAAAGAAGTGGAAGATTTAGAGCAGATCAAAACGGTCATTAAGGGTTATAACTTCTCCGGTAAAATCATCGTTGATTTAGACCTAACAATAGAGGTAGATGATTTCATAGACAAAGAGGAACTGATCAATCAGACGGGGATCAGACGTGATGTCGTAGAGTATGCTACGGACACGTTACGAAAATTGGTTGACGAGGGACGGTTGTGGCTCCCATGGGATGAGGATCTATTGAAGGAACTTCAGGGACAAACCTATAAGATCACGAAAACAACGTTGAACCAGTACGGTCGCCGTGAGGTGAGCGCCGGAAAATTCCACGCTTTTGATGCTGCCCGTATGGCAGCTTTGGGTTGGGCACAGTTCTCTATTGAGGAGTTCATCCAGAAAGATGATCAGGAATCTACACAAGTATTGTTCATGGGAGATTAACGATGAAGAAAATACCTACCTTCTTTGTTCGTGATCCGAATACAAATTTTCGGTATGTCACTGATGATGTGAATCCCGCCTGTCAGTGGGTTGCCGATGGAGAAGGTATAGCTACACGGAAATTCGACGGGACGTGCGTGTTGATCCGCGATGGTGTCATGTTCTCGCGCCGGGAGGTTGTCCCCGGTAAGCATGTACCCTCAAATTTTGAGGAAGTCGACCATGATGACCTGACAGGGAAAAGCGTAGGGTGGATACCCGTTAATGATGGTCCCGAATTTGCCCGCCATTGGGAAGCGTTCTCTAACTCCGAGGGTTTGGGTGACGGAACGTACGAGTTGGTTGGCCCGAAAGTTAATGGGAACCCTGAGGGTTATCCCGAACATACGTTCGTAAAACATGGGGTGGTGGAAATGTCCGCTCCTCGTACCTACGGGAAGCTTTCAGTGTTTTTTTCTACCTGTTCGTTCGAGGGGATTGTGTGGTGGCGTGAACCTGGGAATTTGGGTGGAGGGTTAGCTAAGTTGAAGAGACGAGATTTCGACGGGTGGAGACGGGAAATGGAACATATGAACTCCATCTAACTGTGAAGAAGGTCGACTAACTTATTATGGGTGAAACTTTTAGCTTAACGAATCATGCATCCGGCCCCCGGGTCGACGACTGCAGGGTGGAAGATGACCGCGGCGGTTTCCGACGTGCAGTACAGCCCCAGGTCGAGACTCCCCGTCGCTCCGAAGGACCTGTGCCCGCGTTCGCCGGACCTGCACCAACTGAGATCCCAAGCACTGCCGCGGGAGCCGAAGATCGTCTGATCGCTTGGCGAAGAGAATTCGCCGAGTATTACCACACCATGAAAAACTTTGATGTTATGGACGTGGTCGACACGTTCCTTCACCTCTCCCAATTTTCGGCGCGTGCTTCTGAGCTACGTTCCCAATTGGGGACTACGGAAACAAAAAAAGAGGCATCGTTCCGAATTCGGATCATTGACCCGTTCATAGAAGAATGTGAACGTCAATTCAAAATACATTCCCGTATCCAGGCAGTTAAGGAAATGGATGCCAAATTGGCAGGTGGACAGTTTGCATGACAACGGAAGTATGGGTCGACTCCGAGTCGGGTACCGCTGTCTATAACGAGACAGAAACAGCAACAGAGATGGTTATGTCTGCGTTGACCGAGCAGCACCCGGAGATAGCTTCAATGGTCCGGTGGGGTTCACAGATCCGCCGTGGGGGCATATTCGAACGAGACCGTTACGTAACCCCCACGAAGTTGTATGAACAGATGGCCGTAGCGCAGGACGCGGCAGACAGCGATGATGTCGTTGCTGGAGTAATCGACGCTACCGAAGCTCTTGCTTTTAACCATATGTCTATCCAATGTGACGACGAAGACGAAGAAAACATTTGGAATCAGATCATCGAAAGTTTTGATTTGGAAACCCGGATGCGGGAAATGTGGCGGGAACTTTCAATTGTCTCCAATTTTTATGTGGCGAATTGGTGGGGTAACGAATCGTTCAAGGTGACAGGCCGGACCAAAGAAGGCGTTCGTAGGAAGAAAGAGTTCCGGAACCTTAACAGCATTTCGTCACTATCATTGCTGGACCCTCTGAAGGTGGTCCCTGTCGGGGATTTCATGTTTAACCGCGAACAGTTGGCATGGGTTGCCGACGCCGACGAGGGACGGCAAATCACTGCTCTATTAGAAAACAAATCAGACAATACGTCGGTTGAATCTCGATTGTTGGTATCCAAATATACCCCAACCTTGCAAGAGGAAAAGCGTCTGTCGGCGTTGGGCGTACCAACAAGGAACCTTTTCTTACTGAACCCAGAGTTAACGTGGAGACACACGGCTACACGACCACAATACAAACCTATCGCCGAAGTGCGTATGCGCTCAGTGTTTGAACTCCTGGATCTAAAACATCTTCTGCGAGAAATGGACCGAGCCCATCTCTTAGGAGCGACCAACTTTATTGTGTTGGTGAAGCGTGGGACCGATGATAAACCAGCGAAACAGGAAGAGATTAACCAGTTGCAGGGTCAGATCAGAGCACTTTCTCGGGTCCCTGTGATCGTGGGAGACCATCGACTCTCAATCGAAATCATTACTCCGAGCACTGAGTATGTTCTCCAACCCGAAAAATATAATGCTATCGACGCTCGGATCACTGCTCGTCTTTACCAAATTTTCATGAGTGGTAACTTCAGTGCTGGCACTAAGGGCGATGACTCACTAAAACTTATTCGTATCGTGGCACGAGGGCTGGAATCGCGCCGTGCTCTTCTTAAGAAGGCAGTGGAACGAAAAGTTCTTCGGCCTATCTGGGAGGCGAATGAGCAACTGGTTCAGATCCCGACTCTTGTATTCCATCCGAAGCAAATCAGTCTTGACTTTGACCCTGGTCTTGCTGCGTTCTTCATGGACTTGAGGGACCGTCGCGAAATCTCGCGGGCCACTCTTCTTGAACAGATTGACCTGGATCAAGACGAAGAGTCGCGTCGCCGTGAACGCGAATCGGATCATTATGACGACACGTTCAATAGTTTGACTCCTTTGAATGATCCGAAACTGCAAATGAAAGATCAGAAAGCCGATCCTAAAAGCGCGGGACGTAGTGGTGGCGGTAATAGAAACGGTGGGGGGAGTGCTCCTGGCAGTGGGCAGGGGATGCCCGAAGATCCGCGGCGGAAAGCAGGAGACTAAATGCTATATGAGGGTAAGGGAAGAATTTGGATTGCTGGTCTCGGTGAACTCATCGACCCTTCCGAACATGAAGTAGCGAACGATTCTGATTGGACTGCTGGCTTCGTTAACGATAACCCGGCCAATTCTTATGTGGTGGGCCGATTCGTTGAGGCCGATCGTCCTAATGAAAACAAGCAGACGTTCAGTCTTGCTGATCTGATAGCAGCGAAACCAACGATCTCTTATGCTCCTTTGAATATCAACCATGATCAACGTTCAATCATTGGGGCGTTTATCGCGACTGAAATGGTCGCGGCGTCAGAGTCAATGAATTCTCACATTGAAGCACTTTCGGCGTTTTGGCGTTACTATTTCCCAGATTCTTACGGGATGGTAAAAAAGGCACATAACGAAGGGAGCCTTAGTTATTCAATGGAGGCGTTACCTCGGGCACTTTCTAGCATCGGGGGGGCGGACGACTCGAAACTTTATCCATATGAAGGGAGAACCTCATCGAATTATCCGGATGAGATCAACGATCGTTCTTGTACTGGAGTTCTGATGCATCAGCCCCATTTTGTTGGTGGCGCATTGGTGATTCCTCCGGCCCGCCCAGGATGGAAAAAGGCTGAGATTAAACAGATCTCGAAATTCCTGACTGAGCAGTTCGATACTGCTGAAGATATTTATGAAGGGGTAAAAAAGGAATCCCCTCATTTAACTTCGGAACAGTGGGAGGGGATCATGGGTGAACTGATTCTGCTGGAGCAGAAACGCGAGGAGCAGTTTGATGTCGCAGATACCGCGACGTTCTCTGTGGAAAGCGAACAGGATTTGGTACATCGTGCCCTACATGTTGCACGAGGGATTAAAGGTATTTCTAGGAACATTCGATAACTTTAATGATGAGTTTGAAGTCGTTACACGATCGTGTCCTTGAGTGCAAACCTGAGGATGCTATGCATCCTGATGACTGCCCTCTTTGCCTCATCGAAACCGCGACTGAAATCACCACTAATGGAGGTATTCCAGTGAGCGAAAAGACCTATACATCTCAAGAGGTCGAGGCGCTCGTTGCTGCCGCTGTCGCGAAGTCTACTGAGGATCTCAGCCAAGAATTGAGTGAACTTAAAGTCACGAAAGAATCGGCTGATACCGAAGGGAAGATCGCTGCTGCTAAGGCTGACGCTGATGCTCAGGTTACTGAGATTCAGAAACGGCTCGATGAGGCTGTGATCGAAGCTCAGCAAGTGAAGCAGGAGCGAGACGAAATCGTAGCGTATTTCACCGAGGTTGAAGCTGCTGAAGCAATGAAAGCAGAGATCGAATCTCGTCAGGAAGAGCGCGCCTTGCGGGTGGCAGCGATTGTCACCTTCCCAGAAGAGTATGTAACTGAAAGAGCCGAGAAGTGGGCTGCTCTCAGCGACGAAGATTTCGATGCCACGTTGGCTGACTATAAGGCCCTCGCCGAGAAAATCGGTCAGAAGCCTGAAAGTCAGGGCATCCCACATGTTGCTGCCATGCATGCAACGCGTGAGACCAATGGTTCTGGTAATGGCAAAGTTGGATCGGCTGTCCGGGAAGTGCTGGCTTTACGGCAACTCGGTGTCGATCCTCGTGACATCCGATAAGGGGGGTCAAAACTAATGGGATCCTATGGTCGTAACTTCGACTTTCGGGTTGCACCGCACGGGGGTGAGCGAGGATCGCGGTTCATGCTTTCCACCACTGCTGATCGTCCTATCGGTGTTCCAGTAAAATACGATTCGTCTGTTGACACCACTGCCTATGGTAGTGGTGTCCTGGGAGTCGTATTGGCAACAACCGCACAAGCTCCTGTGGTTACGCAGTCTGGTGTGCTTGTTTATGAGAATGCCCCGGCAGGTTATGCTGGGAACGATCCATTCTTAACTCGTTACAGTGATATGGATAAGGCAGACAAGGGAAAACTTGTTCAGGTTGTACATGGCACTACCGTAAAGGTTGTATTTACGAATACTTACGACCGGACATTCTTGCAGACCCGTTCCTATACTGGACGGGTCATGGTGGCAGGGATTACGGGCGCTACAGCGACCATTGCAGTCGGCGATTATCTGACACCTGGTGTTGGCACTGACGCGGACGGTTATTGGGCGGAAACTGCAACTGCATCTAATGGATGGCTTCGAGTCACTGCGGTGGATAACGCCAATGATGAACTCGAAGCTGTGATGCTCTTCTAAGGGGAGGTGGCTACATAATGGGTACTTCTGTAACAGTCGATCGGTACGGTCGATCCTTGGAAGAGACTCGGGCAATCCGTGAGAAAATTCAGGCGGCGAACCGTGAGGCTCGTGAGAACTGGGATAACCCACAGTGGCGTGCTGAAATGGCTCAAGAGGTCACGGAAGTGATTTTCGAAGGGTTCCAGCACGAGAACCTTCTGTCCTTGTTGACAGAGGTTGAGAACGCTCCGTGGGATGGACGAGTTTTCGTTGAGGAAGTTCGCGGTTTGCGTGCTTTCTGGATCGCACGTGGTGGTTACATTGAGGCAAGCTCCATGAACCGTGAGGTTATGGAGATTGAACGGGACATCATTGGTTTCCACGTTCAGGAGATGACTGATAAGTTCCTTGCGAACTTCTCGGAGACTCAATCGACGTTGATTGATCTTGGTGTGCAGCGTCTTGATGCCGAGGTGAACTCGCGGTTCTTGCGGCTTCTTCAGGCGGCTATCCCTTCGTCGAGTGCTTATTATGTCACTGCGTCGGGGTTGTCTCTTACTGCGTTGGACACTGCGCTTCGTCAGGTACGAGACTCATCTCGTACCCGGGAGTTGTCGATTGTTGGTCGGGCAACTATGACCGATTTGATTATCGACGAGTTGACATCGAACAGCACCTATACTGGTTTCCTCCCGGAGACTAATGAGGCGCTTCTTCGTCAGGGTGTGCTTGGAACGTATCGGGGAGCCAAAATTGTTACTCTCGTGAACTATAAGGATGACCGTAATGTGTCGTTCTTCCCTGCGAACGAGATGTTTGTGATTTCCCGTGATGCTGCGAAGTTCGCATTCTGGGGTGGGTTGATGAGTAAGGAATATGAAGAGTTGGATAACTGGTATTGGCATTATCTCGCACGGCGTGAGTTCGGTGGAGTTGTTCACCGTCCGGAACGTGTTCGGCGGATTGTGGACTCTAGCCAGTCGGCATAGTAACGTTGGTTGAATAGGAGGCATGGCCGGGGCTATAGCCCCGGCTATGCCTGTATGGATCTCCGAGAGGGGATAAGGGAAGGTGGAAGTTTATGACGCGAATTATTACCGATCCGAAACAGTATGAGGTTTGGCGTTCCGCTATCAATGGGGGAATTTATCTACGACGGTATGACCGTAATGGATCCTTTGTGTTCGAATCCGTGTTGGCGGGGAGAACTATTCACATTACTCCGGATGAACGTCGTGTAAATCAGGAAATGTCATCGTCTCCTGATGCCGATCCGTTCATGAACGGGTTTCTTGTCCCGGTTCGTCTTCTTGAGGACGACAAGGATGCGGAAGTGTTGGCTTTGAACCCAAATTCTATGTCTGAGGACGAGATGCGTTTGTTGCTTTCCGATCGGCGCAGCTTGAAGAATCTGACCAAGGCTGTGAGTGCCGTTGTTAATCCTATGACGATGCAACGTTTTTTGGCTGTTGCCCAGGAACCCGATGTGGATGCGACTGTCCGGCAAATGTCAGTGTTGCAGGAACGGCTCGCTGAGGTGACCGATTCTTCTGTTTATTCTGAGGTTGAGACCGTGTATTCGCCGGACGGTCGGGAGACGTTCCGTACGAAACCTACTGAGGGTTCTCCCGCTCCTTCTAACCCGGCTGTGGGTCGTAGGTAGGTAAATGTATGGCAGTCGATCTCGCTGATCTGATAGATGCTCTGACAACCGAAGTGAACCCTCCCGGTTCTGATCTGTTCCCAGACGCCACCGAAGATCAATGGGTCAGTAACTTACAGAACTCTTTTTGGGAAGCGAAACTGTACGGGTTTTTCGATGATCATACCGAATCTGATGGGCTGATCTCCCCTCTGACTGTTGGTAATGCTGATTTGGCGCGGGATCAACAACAGTTGATTGTTCTATTTGCCGGTTTGCGGGTTATACGAAACGAGTTGAAGAACACTAATACGGGCTTCCGGGCGAAGGCTGGACCTGTGGAGTTCGAAACCCAAAATTCGGCGAATTTGCTTCGTGATGTCCTGAGAGATATTCGTAGTAAAGTTGATCTCATTTTAGCCAATTTAAGCGATCTGAGTTCTACGACGACAACCTATATCGATTCTCTTGTCGGCCGCGATAATAGTCTTTATTACGAAGACACATATTTTTACCGTGGATAGTGGTGATGTATGGCCGGTACTGATAGTAGATTTGATGCTGCGGGGTTCCGCGAGGCAATAAAATTTGCTATGCGAATGGGTGCCCCTACTGCACTGTCGGAGCAGGTGAAGTTTCGGTGGGTTCCGGTGCGTACTTACACGACGGACGATGCTGCCGGTTTCCCGTTGTCGTGGACGGATAGCCCGTTGACGAATGTGGCCCCGGCGGACTTGGCTGCTGATGTTGCTATCGAGTTCGCTACGGCTTCGTCGTTGAGTGTTAGTTCCGGTACTAGTATCGGCCATTTTGATACGACTCGTGGGGTGGTCACCATTTTAGATGTAGATTGGACGGTTGTGTTGGCTCATGGGGGCCGAACTCCTGATCAGGTGACAATTGACGGCAATGTTTATGTGGTCCGGTTTGTTGGGCCTCCTCTCGGACTGTTTGATGTGACGATCTACCAGTTGAACATTGAGGCCCTCGATGAGTCTTAATGGGAGGTGGCGATGACTGTCATCGTTGGCGGGTTACGTGCCCGTCTTATCCGCGAGAGTTTATATCAGATGTTACGTGAGGCTCTGGATGATCTTGACTGGTTTGATGTTTCCGTGAACAGGTCTACTGTGACGTTCCCGGCGAAATCGGTTGATCCTCAGGATGATGTTCCTGTGAATACTCTTGGTTTAGCAGATGAAGATTCTAGTAGCAAAGATTGGGAGTTGGGTTCCCTATTTGGGGAGCATCGGTCTATTTTCGATGTCGATTTCTTTGCTGAGAATGAAGCGATTGGGATGCATCTCATCCGTGACGTGAAGGACATTTTGGGGGGACGGTTCCCGTCTATTGGTCGGGATGACCCGTCGTTCTCTGTGTTCGATTATCGGCAGGCCACTCCTCCTGTTGTTACTGTTTGCCAGATTGAAAATGTGTTCATTGAAAAATCCGCTACATACGAAAGGGAATATCGGAAACATTGGTATTCTTGTCGATTTGACGTTATTGACTATTATGGGACTGAGGACGACGTATGAGTAGTCAGATTTTACATGGGATGTTGGCCCGTCGTCGTGATCGTGCTATTTCCATCGTGTTGGGTTTGAAGGAAAAAGAATGCGATCAGTTCCTCACTAAAGAATCTAGCATGAAGCTCCGTAAGGTTATCTTAGATCAGATGAACGAACTCGCCGATTTTGCTATTGATGTTTGCAATTCGTTAGATACGGGTGAGATTGTTTTGAACGAAAAATATTTGCATAAACTGGATGAGCTTTATGAGACTGTTGTTGTCCATGGGAAGTATTGATCGATCTTCAACAGGGCCTTCTGCGACTTCGGGATATCCGCGAGGAGGTACTCAGGTGACCGCAGGACGCCAACCCGTTTCAAACACCAAAGACTGGTGTACCCCTCCCGCCATCGTTGATTCAGTTCGCAAGTGTTTTGGCGGATCGATCGAGCTGGCTGCCTTCAGCGATCAGGGTGCCGTCGTCTCGCTCGCCGGAGTTGCGCTGCCTCCCGGCCAGCCGACATGACTTCGATTGGGGGTATGGTCGCTATTGACTTGAAGGAGAGAATCGAGAGGGCGACCCGTCAGGGACTCCAGAAGGGGATTGGTAAAACGTTGGAGAATTTGGCGGAACAGTTCCGTCATACCGTCCGGGACGCTGGGAGACTCCAGGAAGTAAATACTGCTCTTGCCATACACATGCGTAGAGGTGTGATTGATGCTTATACGCGGAACGTGTTAGCGGTTCGTTCTGCCCCTGTTTATCGTGTGGGGGAGAATCGGTTTTCGGGCGGAGCTTTGTTGGAAGCGTTGAGTGCTCCGTCGATGGTGGAGGCGAGTCCGCGTGGTATTAGTTTCATCGATGATGAGTTGTTGGATTCACAGGCTCGACATTGGTATAGGCTAAATTTTGGTGCGTTACCTGCCTCCGAGTCGATTGTTGCTCCGAAACCGATTGTTCGTTTTGGTCGTGGGCGTGCTATCCGATTGACGCATTTGTCGGCACAACAGCCTTCGGGTCCGTTCCGGGTCCCCGAGCTTCCCGCTACACGTGGACATTTTAAGGGTGACGGGTCGTTCTATCCGTTTTACAATCCTGGTGGCGTGAGAGTATCCGGCGAATTTTCCAAGAGAGGTATTGGTGCCCGCCGATTCCTCGATGAAGGACTTGTTGCTTTCGCTAGAGAATTCCGGCCTGTTTATGAGGCATTTTTCCGGGAGTCTGGTGTTATTGCCACGGGTTCTGTCAGGGCTACAAAATTCATTTCTCGTGCTTAAATAAAACCAGTTGAAAAGCCGATTACTTCTGTAACAACCCGCACGATCCCGCGAATAGCGCAGTATCGACAGTTGAGGAGTAGTCTATGGCGATTAAAGCTGGACAGTTTATCCACGATGCTAATGGATTCGTCATTGACCGTATCCAATCCGGTGGTGTATCGAACCTGAACATCCCAGAAGAGAAAATTTATGAGTTGGGTAACTACAACACGGTTGCCACAGTACGGGACATCCCGGATCTTTCATTTGAACTCGAATCGTTCGATATGTCTTGCGAGTTCGAAGCTCTCGTCCATGGTGTCGACGCTGCGGCTATCCCAGCGAACCATGAGTTTACGTTTGCTACAACGTACCCAACGGATATTATTTCTCCGTTCAAGGCGGGGAACGGAGCGTTCAATATCGTGACTGGGATTGCCGTCCCATATCTAACATTGGAGAATGTGACCTACAGGTTCGGGGTGCGTCAGAACGCCGCCCAAACGTTCACATTGCGGGGCGACTCCATATACTATCTTCCGGGTAGCCCCTACTACCAAGAGTTCACACTCGTAAACAACACTTTAACATATAACCTGACGAACACTGCCCTAGCATATGCGGAAGCTGGCAATACTCTATACGTGTTGAGTGCCTGCGTCAAGAACGTCTCAACCGGACTATATAAGCGACTGTTCTTCGACACAACGGCATCTGATGGTTACACTAATACGACAACGTCAATCTCAACGATCACCGACTGGTTCGATTTAGGGTATACGAAACTTCATGTAGTGTACGGATCGGCTACGGCAGCTACTTACAATGCCAGTATCCACCCGTCCGCGTCGGTTAAACCGGCTGCCGTACGGTCAAAAGATATCGACTTGTACATTACAAGTAACGGAGCTACCCCGACGTTAGAAAGATGGCGTGGGGTCCAGTCGTTTGAGATTAGTCGTAGAGTGAACCTCGAAAACGACGAAGAGTTCGGCAACACCCACTATGTGTCTCAGGACTATGACGTGCCAGAAGTGACCGGGTCAGTGGTATTGAAATCTGCTGACGCTACCGATTTGTGGGACAAAATCGCGACGATAGCCAACGTTGCAAGCAACGTTGTTGTCGGTGCCCACTCTGCTGTCGGGTTGCAAGTTCGTCTGGTTGTAAACCACCCGGACACTGGAGTTGCATTGAAATCGTTCCAACTTGACGACGCCCGATTTACTCTCCCTGCAGTCCAGGGACGTATCCAAACCAAACTTGAAACAACATTCAACTTCACTTCGGACAGTGGAGCCTTGAGTGTCTTCAATGGTACAGCAAGCTAAATAGCCTCCAACCAGGCTAAGGAAACAAGGCAGTAGTGGGAGATCCTCTCCTGTTACGTTAAGGGAAACAAGGTGAAATATGAAGGTTGAAGAACGCCGTCGTTTGACGGACCTGTTTGCGCGTGGCGAAGAACTTGTCATCGAAGATAAAGAAAAAGGCGAATCGGTCACGGTTTGGGTGAAGAAATTGTCCCCAACTGACGCTGAGAAAGCGATAGCGAAGGCGTCCGCTGCGCGGGCGCGTATCTGGTCCTTGAAAAAAGAGGATCCTTCGTCAGATGAATATCATGCACTGCGAGGGCAGGTCGACGAACTAAACGAAGATCAGCTTGTCACGTGGGCTGTGTCTTCCGACATGGCTTCACGTCGCCCTGTCATAGAGGCACAAGTCGCCTTTGAGAAAGATTGGATGAAGGACCGTTATCTTGACGGCCTGTTCGAACTGTTAGCCGACCCCGACTTTCAGAAAAGAGAGCAGGAAACCCCAGAAGATGTTGAGGTTATTCGCGTCAAGGGTGAACTCCAAAAATATCAGGATCAGTGCGACGAGGTCGTCGCCACTAATCTTGAAATGATGCAGGACAAATATGCAACATGGGACCGTGAGGCCCTCTTAGATTATGTGTTCACCGAATTGTTAAAAATTCAGGCGGATCTCACATGGTCAATCGAATATGAGAAGTGCATGGTGTGGTTGTCAGTGTTCGATAACGTTAATCGAAGTGAACGTCTGTTCGATTCGAGATCTCAGGTGGATGAACTTCAAGGCCCAACATTGGCGTACATTATTTCGGCGTTGGATCATTTGAACGTGGGTGAGATGGAGGGAAAAGACTCGCAACCGACCCCCATTTTATAATGTCGTGTCGGATCGCAAAAGAATCTGGTAACGGACAAATGTTATGGCCGGAAGGGACAATCAGTATCGAAAACGTTCCCCGTGACCTCCTCCGGGCCGTAAGCCATGCCTACAAGATTTTGAGTTGGTACGAAAATTTGACAGATGACGAGGTCCCTCCGGAATGGATGTGGCCTTTTGACGAAGAGTTACGGGTTTGGTTCGAGGACGTTAAGCAGGAACGGAACGCTAAATATGGTGGGTCCTCAAGTCACGATGGCGGTGAGGATGTCCCGTTAATGAGTAATGAGTTAGCTAAAAATAGAGGTTGAAGATGGCAGATCTGAATCTCCTTCTGAATATAGGAATGAATACGACGGAGGTCACCCGTGCTATCTCCGAGATCAAACTGGCGTTGCGGCAACTGGAGACGACGAAGCAACCGTTCGGAAGTTTCCGTGCGGAAGCTGCGCAAGTTCAGCGTGTCATCGCCGGTATACAAACACAACTGAATACTCTTCAAAGTAGGGGAATTCTCGATCCCTTATTGGCGGGGTCGCGTAGAGAACTCCAAACGTTATCCGCCGAGGCCCAAAGGATCAAAG